TGCCAGCCATTCGGCGAGCGAGGGAACACCCTTTTTGACAGCTTCATGCCAGTTTGACGGATTTTCGTCGGTTAAGGCAATGGAGATAATTTTTCCGTTCAAGGCAGCTGCCCGGACACCGACAGGCTTTCCGTTCTTTTTAAGAACCATTACTCGAAATTTTGACATTGTTTCCTTCCTTTATTTTATGACCAGGTTGAAATTTATTTTTAGTTCGGCGCCGGGGATGATTTCGGTTTCCAGAGCTTTTTTCAGCGCATTTTTATCAAGTTTTTCGATTGTTTCACTTTTGATAAAGCGCGGATCATGAAAATTCGAATCAGTAATATTGACCTGCGTCGATTTGCGGGTACTGACAGTCCAGGTACCGGCGATTGATTTTTGTTGGCCGCTTTTTTGGTGAATCAACAAAATATAGTCGTCTAAGCTTTCGCTCTTCTTTTCTTCGGCTTTTCTTTTGGCGGAAATTCTTTCTTCCTCGGCTTTTAGGGCAGAAATGTAAGCAACTTTATCTGCGCGCAGATTGCATAGCTTTTCAAGTCCTGCCTGGATAATCTGCTCTTTGACCTCAGTAAGTTGACGTTCTTTTTCTTTGTCAATTTCCCCGGTTTCGAGGTCATAGGCCGTGTCAATCAGCCGTTCAATTTCAAGAATATTTTCATAAATACTAGGCATCGGCCAGCTCCATCATCCGTTTATTGTGAATTTGGGTCAGTTCTTCGGATATTTCCGGCCCTGCTTCTCGACACAAGGCATCCATTCGACTCTTGTATTTAAGGTCGTTGAGATCATATAAACTGGCTTTGCCGATATATTCTTTGAATTTGGAAATTCGTTCCTCAAGCGTTTGCTGCTTGGCGGTAGGTTGCGTAGGTGTGTTATTTGCTGGTGTTGTTTCGGTGTACTCCAGCTTACTCTCCAGCTCATCGGCGGTGCAGACTGCATTATCGATACCGATACCAAAATTGCCAAGTGCGCGTCCCCAGGCAGAAGTTTCGGCATTTTCCAACATCGCAAATTTGTTGACGCCGCCTTTCTGGGTAGTTTCGCGAGCAAAACCGTTAGCGCGGATAGTGCCTTTATCATCGATGATTTGTGCTTCAAAAATAACACTATCGGGTGTTTGTTCGATAATCCGACCAATAAGAGCGTAGTCTTTGAACTCTCTTCGGAAAGCCTTTAATCGTTCGTTAACAGTTATATATTCTTTGCCGCGAATATTGATTGTCTTCATTTTTTCTACTCCGTAACCAAAAATGCAATGTATGGAAGAACCCAGAACATCATCATGACAATGATGGTTTGGAAAATGATTTCCGCTACTGTCGGGTTTTTTTCCTCTTGATTGGCGATGGCTTCAAATTGCTGCCAATTTCTTTTTTCTAACAAATCTTGCATTTTCGGCACTCCTTGATTATTGCCCGCATTAACTCTGTGATATCATTGCTTAAATCACTGCCGTGGATAAACTCGTCAAAATAGCCTTGTTGTTCGTCCAGCAAGTTGTCGATGGCTTGGTTTCCCCGATCAGTTTCCGATAGGCAGAATTTATGAATGGCTTGTTTGCCGTCGTCATCGCGGTCGTCAAAATAGCCTTCGCTCTCAGGCATACAATGATCGACATAGAAGTTGCCGGGTTTTAAATTTTCCTTTAGGCTTTTTTTGAAACCTGAAAATGCCGGAATGGCTTCGAGTTGCTGAATTAATGCTGATATGTTGGACATGCTTTTTTTCCAAATGGCTAAATGGTCAAATATCGGGTTAAGCGAGGACACACCTGACGTAACTGGTGTTGCCGTTCTTACTGGCCCAGTCCACAGTGCCGTTACTGGCGGACACGCCCCACGCGTAGGTGTACGTGTACTCGGACGAAGACCAGTACCAACCTCTTTCCCAGGCTTTACCCTCGTGTTCTTTTAAAGCAGAATTTAATCTTTCTTGATGCACAAACATAAGCATCAGTTCGCGCTGCGAGGGAAGGCGTTTTCCTTCTTTTTGAGCATGTTCTTTCGCCTCGTCCCAAGTCATTATTTCGGGGGCATCGTGCAAATCGACGATAACCGGGCCGTTGTCAGCTTCCCCGATATAAATTCCCCGATGGCCGTCTCTTTCGACCAGTTCAAACATTTGATAATTTTGTACCATTTCTTTTTCCTCGTTGTTGTTCATCTTATGAGTTTATATTATAGTAATCTTACTATAGTGTCAATACCCAAAATAGTTAAATTACTATATTTTTATGTTTTCCTTTATAATCATTTGAAAAACAACGAAAGAATTTTTAAAAAAAACAAAAAAATATCGCTCAGGGGCGATTTTTGAGAAGAAAAAATGTATTTATTTTTTTGGGGAGTTAAGGATAAAATTATTAATCCGGCTTCTTTCTGAAAGATGTCGAATTCGACATCTTTGAAATCTGGATATGGATAATCTTGCCGGTAACTGTTATTTACCGAGCATTACAAATCCTTTAGCTTCGTTTGATAGTCAATCACGACGGCAATAATCTGATATTCGCAGTTTTCACTACCGACAATGATGTTTGTATACCGTGGATCGCTAGACATGGCTTCCAAAACCACAGTATTATCATCAAGGCGGTTATAACGTTTGACGGTGGCTTCATATTTTCCGTCGTTGCTGACTCGTTGAGCAATAATAAAATCCCCGTTTTGAATGCCTTCTTTGACCAAGTCGCAATAATCGGAGATTCCCAAGCAAATCAAGGTTGTGCGCTCTGGGGGAAATATCTTGTTCATAGAATTGCCGCGCACACCGAGAGCAAAGATTTTACGGCCTTTTAAATTGTCATTTATCGGGTAATTGACCGGTAACCATTCGTCGCGCGGAAGTTGTTCTGCTTCCGTCCAGGCGCCAGCCTCAACAAAGCCGATGCGGTATATTGTGGTAATCGTCGGTGTAAGTTCAACTTCTGCAATTTCTTGCTCTGGTATTTCCAAAATTTTAGCCACTATTTGGCGGTCTTTTTCTTTCAAGGTTCTTGGATAGCCACGGGTAATGTATTGCTGGATATATGATTCTGCTCGCCCAAGAGCTTTTGATACTAAACGATAATTTAGACCTTTTTGAGTTATCAACAGGTCTATTTTTTTTCTTATCTCTTCGGGTGTATTCATTTCCGACTCCTTTTATTGCCTCATTATATAGTAAATTAACTATTTTTACCAGTAGTAATTTTACTATTGACATTATAGGAATATTACTATATTTTCTAGCTAAGGAGGTGTTTTATGAAAACTTGTAAGGAACTTTTAGCAACGATTGAGGATTTCATTAACGTAAATAATATGTCTGCCAGTACTTTTGGCCGTTTGGCAATTAATAACCCTAGTTTGGTTTTTAATTTACGTAAGGGGTGTCAGGTATTGGAAACTACTCAGAACAGAATTTTAGCATTTATTAACAACTACACGGAGCAGAAGTGATAATATCTCCCTTCTTTGTGATAGGAACTGTTATCGGTTTTTTTATTGGGATGGTGATATGGAAACGGTTTTTCTAGATTTGCTGCATAGTTTTATTCCCACAATGAGGGCAGATATAATTGTTAACAAGCTTCCCGGGAGCAGTAAACGTCTGGCTTGCAAGTCTGAATTGAGCGTCTTTGTTGCAGTATTGGCAATATGTCGGCGGGATGTTTGTTCCATATTTACTAAAAGCTTTAAAACTTTTCGAAAGTTTATCAAGTTTTGTCCCATATGTGAGCCAGAAAATCAAAGAGCTGCTAGCTGCCCCGAGTATAATTCCGGCTATCAAATTTATCCAATCAATCATATCGAATCTCCTTTCTGGGGATTTTATCAGAAAAAATTAAGGAGTCAAAAACAATGAAAGCGCTTATACTTATTCTTCTTTTTGCAGCATTATCTTTCTTGGAGGATTGGCTGGCGTATAAATTTTTTCGTAAGCCTTTGTATGAGCAGGTCATCAAAAGCAATGAGGTTTTAACTGTTGTGTTAAGAAAGTTTTTAGAAAGGGAGTAGAAATGAAAAAAGCCTCTCCGGAACATAGTTTTCAGGTTTTTGTCATCAACTATTTACGGTGGAACGGCATCTATTGTTTCACGGTTCCCAACGGCGGCAAGCGTGATGTGAAAACCGGCGCTTATTTGAAGAAAGAGGGGCAGCTGGCCGGTGTGGCGGATTTGGTTCTTTGTCTGCCAAATGGCGAGGCGGTTTTTGTGGAGCTGAAAGCGGGGAAAAACGGCCAGCAGGAAAGCCAGAAGAGGTTTCAGGAAAATGTCGAGAAGCTGGGATTCCGCTATTTGCTGTGGCGAACGCCGCAGGACGTTATGGCATTTGTAACCGCTCAAAGGGACCAAGCCGGGGGAGAATGTTGAATGAAGAAATGTAGATGGAGCGACGTAGCGATTGCCGAGTGGAGCTATCAGGCTTTTCCCGGATTAAAATGTGCCGGGCAGCGTCTAAAATTGGATGAGGAACTGCAAGAGGCCGAAGCCGAATTCGGGCGGGATATTGAGCGCTGGATTGAGGAAATGGCCGACGTTTCGATTGTGGCGGCAATTTTGTATCGGCGTTTTCGTTCTTTAACCGGGCGGGTGATTAACGAATATATCCGCTCTCTGCCCGAGGCCGGGCGTATTTTTCAAATTCGCGACAACAAAATGGAAATTAATACAATGCGGAAATGGGAAATCCGCGATGGGAGTTACCACCATGTCTGAAAAATTACTTCGGAAGATTAAGGGCTCGCCAAGCCCTAAGCGGAAAAGAAGGTTGATGAGTAATGAAGAACTGCGGGAGTTTTATCTGGCGGTTTTGAAAATTGCGGCTTTTGAACGCGGCAACCGCCGCAAAGCGCAGGAAATGGCCCGTTTTATTATGGCAGAGATGCTCATAAGGGGGGGATGTGATGCGTGAGTGGCTGTGGCACAAAATTATGTTGTTTCGCTTATGGAAACTTAAAAGAAAGGTTCGGGGATTGTTAAGATGAAAAAATGTGCGTGTTGCGGAAGATTGTTGGAAGACGAAATGTTTGGCAAGAATCGGCAAACCAAAGACGGTTTGCAGGCTTATTGCCGCGAATGTCATAAGCTTTTTTCACTTGGGTATAAGGCTAACACAGTTCGTTTCCGGATGATTGATTGGCTGCCGGTAAAAAGTGAAGACAATTTTGCGTGTTCGGGAATCAAAATTTCTATTCTCAACCATGCCAAGCCTGGTGAGAAAATCTATAACATCCTTAATCTCAACAAAGGTCTTAAACAAGCTTTTAATGACAAAGAACAGTTTTTCTTGAGTTTGGAAAAGATGCTGGGGAGGTAAAGGGATGAAAGACCGTTTTTTGTTTTTTGAAAACTTTAAGAGAATTGCCGACAGTTTGCCTGATGATTTGAGGTTGAAGTTTTATGATTCCTTAATGGCCTATGTTTTTGATGGGATTGAGCCGGAAGACGCAATAATAAAAAGTTTGATTATTGCCATCAGCCCAAGCTTGGACAAAGAAGACAGAAGGCAGAATAATGGTGGAAAGCGTGAAAATGCAGGGAAAAAACCAAAAAACATTGAAAATGAAAAATCAAATTTAATCAATTCTAATCAATCTTTTTCAAATCATAATCAATCTTTTCAATTCCTTTCTGAAACGGAAACAAGAAACGGAAACAAGAAACAAGAAATAACCATACCTCCCTCAGAAGATAAATCTTCTTCGGTCGGTATGGAAGGGGAAGTGCGCGAAAAAATCGCGCTGGCTGAGCCGAAAAGCGAATATGCCTTTGAGGGGAAGGTTATCAAACTCCGGCAGAAACATTTTGACGAGTGGCAGCGGGCTTATCCGGATTTGAACCTGTACGCCGAGTGCCTGATGCGGGATGATTGGCTTAAAGACCAGCCGGAAGCTGAACGACAGCGATGGTTTATATCGACGGCGGCCTATTTTGCCAAGCAAAATGAACGGCGGAAAGTGCAGAATAATGCGCTGAAAATGCAAGAAGAACCTGATTTGGGAGATTACCTGTGACCGATACGGTTAAAATTTTACGCCATATTGCGGAGCTTTATGCCAAACCGCGCAAGGATCAGCCGTTTGACGATGCGGTGCTGGAGTTGGAGGAAAAGCTTAATAACCGGTTTGACGCTTATGACGAGGCGTTTTCCGTTGAACTGACAAGCAACATAATCAAGGCGGTTGATGATTTTTGGCGATACAAATCTGACAAAAACCGCCCGACGATTGCTCAAATCATGGCAATGGTCAATTCTGACGACAAGAAAACCGAAAGTGAGCCTGTGAAACGTCCGTTGTCCGAAAACATGACCGATTATGCGGTAGCGTTTATGCAGCGTGACGTCAAGCTTGGGCGCAATCGCCATCTTTTGCCGGTATATCAGAAAGCCATGCGTTACATTGTCGAGGAACTTTTGAGCCGGGAAATGCCGGCAAGCGAGTGGCGCAAGCTTTCTTTTGGCGAGCGTTGCGAAAAAGCGATGGCGCTGGGATTGTTCAACCGCTTTGATGAAATTTTGGTTTTAGTTTGCCGGAAGTGGTATGGCAAGGACTACCAGTATCCGAGCGCCAATATGCTGCAGGGCGGTCAGAATCAAGGCAGCGGGGAGAAGGCAGTACAGCGGTTGGCTTCCCATTATCGGGTGAATGAGGCGGAAATGGCTTTTGCCGCGGGGTTGTAAAAGGAGGGGTATATGTTGAAGACCGTTGAAGATGTTGAAAAGATGCTGGTTTTGGCTGCAAAGGTTGATCGAGCCCTCCCGCCGGTAAAAGCACAGGAAGCGAAAACGATATGGCCCGATATTTTGTTGACTGATGCGGAAATCAAGGCAGTACGCCGGATGAGTCGAAAAGGAGAGCCGGATTTTTCGCCTACCCAAGAGCAAATTGATTTGTGGTATATGGTATGTACGCAATGGATAAAGGCGTTTTGCTACGATGACAAAAAGCGCCAACAATGGACTGTGATGTGGTTAAAGGCTTCCGGCTGTCCTATTAAGATTATTGAGCGTCATGTTGCTTTTAAGCGGACAAAGATCTGGTATCAATACGAACGGGGCATGGCCCACCTGTTAAACTTCCTGCAGGTTAATTATACCGCAGAAGATTTAAAAAAACTTGAGCCGTATAAACCGGAGCTTGTCCGCGACTATCCCGCTGGCAAAATCACCGGCGCAACAAAAATAAATATTCTCAAAGAGTGGCTTGCAGAATTGGAAGGAGCAAAGCAATGACAACACCAACTAATGACCTCCCCCTTAAACCTTGTCCTTTTTGTGGTAAAGAACCTACCTATGAGTTTATACCTGAACATGAGAGTTGCTTTGAAGTTAATGGTAAGCCTTTAATGCCACCAGTTAGCGACACGCATATTTTAGAGTGTGGGTGTGGTAATGGGCTTATATCAGACACGAAAGAAAAGCTCTTTGAACATTGGAACACTCGCCCTATTGAAGCCAACCTAGAGCAAGAGAATAGAGAGCTTAAAAAGGCTTTAGATAGAGAAAAAATTAACGATATAATGAGGATGCGAAGGATAAGTGGCTTAAAGCCTAGATTTGCATTACAAGAACAACTCAAGCGAGAAAACCAAACAATAAAACAGCTCCGCCAGTTACTCGAGGAATGCAGGCCATTTGTTCAAAAGTCATTATGTAAATTTTCTTGCCCTAGCGTGGAACATCTTTTAACCAGAATAGATAAGGTGCTGAAATGATTAGGCGCTTGTTTTGTTTTTTCGGTTGGCACGAGTGGTATACAATAACCCATTGCGGAAGACCGAAAGATGCAGTATGTTTCTCAATGTATTGTGGTAAATGCCCTTTTTTGAAATACGGAAAAACCATTTGCCTGCATTGCGGAAAAGAAAAAAATGATAAGCTCCGGCCTCCCCCTTGACTATTAAATAAACCCCTGATAGCATAATCAAAAGTTTTAATCAAAATGAGGGAAGATGATGTTAAACGATGAACAAAAGTCATTTAGGGATAAACTTGTGCGCCATGCAGAGATGTGTATTAAAAGGCGTCAAAGTTGCTCTGGAGAAGAAGCTTGTAAGCAAGCACTAATATTGCCTTTTATTCAGCTTTTGGGTTATGATATTTTTGACATAGATGAAGTTCGTCCTGAACATCAGGCTGATTTTTCTGATAAATATAAAAATCGTGTTGATTATGCTATTTTGCGCAATGGCGAAGCTGTTATTGCGATTGAGTGTAAGCTCCAAGTTGAAAAAGCAGATAGAGGACAGCTCAAAAGTTATTTTAATGCCTGTAAGAGCGTTAAGCTCGGTATATTGACTGATGGAATCAATTATGAATTTTTCGCCGATTGCGATTCTCCCAATATGATGGATGATGAACCATTTATTGCATTTAATTTTGAAGAGTTTGCACAGGGACGCTTGGATGACGAGCAAATAAAGGCAATTTCCAGTTTTAGCAAAAGTGAATTTGACCCTGACAATGTAGGGGCTGAAGCTAAGAAAAAGGTTGTTTTTTCTTCTATTATCAATTTTCTTGAAAAAAATCTTGAAGACCCAACTGAGGATTTTGTGCGTTATTTACTTTCTAATTCAGAAGGGATCAACCAAAAGATTACTCGTAAGGTTTTAGAGGAAAATACCGAAATTGTTAAAACAGCTTTCCAAGGTTTCATAGACAAACGCATTCTTGACCGCGTGGGGTTAGCAGATAAGCGGCTGGTTAAGATTGAGGAAAAGAAAGAAGAGCTCGCTGAAGTTCCGTCTGTTTTGCCTATTCAGCAATCTGATATTGTAACGACCGAAGAGGAATTACGTGTATATAATTATGCTAAACAGCGTTTAGCTTTTTTAATTGATACAGATGAACTTTATCAGGGATTAAATAAAGTGGAATGGCGCGATTATAAAACTGTATTTGTGGTTTTTTATAAAAAGGAAAGAAGCGGTAAGCTGTTTACGTTTGTTGAGAATTCTGATGGTACAAAGACTTTTTCCTTCCCATCATTAAATCAGGAAGTTCAATGTAAACCGAGTGAGTATAAAACAATAGATGATTTCTTGTTGGAAAGTTATAAGAAAGCATTTGCTGATGTGAAATAAAAATAAGCCCGATTCTTCGGGCTTATTTTTTTATTGACAAACGAATCGGCGCTTGTTAAGCTGACAATAGAGGTAAGAACTCTACAATAGCGGTAAACGCCCCCGATAGCGGTGATTTTTTGTACAATTTGTTATTTCTCTCGTTTGTTGTGCAAAATTTTTATGCAGGGGTGCGGAGAATATATTGAATAATCCCACACGTTCTATTGTCGTGTTCTTAGCCCCTGCACCTATAACTTTTAAGAAAAGGACAATAGAAATGAACAATTTAGTACAATCACAAGCAATTTCGATTTTTAATTTCAAGTCAACTCCGGTTCGCACACAGCTGATTGACGGTAATATATGGTTTTGCTTGATTGATGTCTGCGACAGTCTCAATCTGAAAAGAAAAACCAACTGGTTAAGCCGTCTTTCAGAAGAGGGGTTGCGTAAAATGCAACTCCTTTCGAATGGTGGGGTACAAGAGACCACTTTCATCAACGAACCCAATCTCTACCGCTTAATCTTCCGCAGCAATAAACCGGCAGCCGTACAGTTCGGGAACTGGGTTTATGAAGAAGTCTTGCCGACAATCCGCAAGACAGGCAGTTATGGTGTTTCAGCTCAAGTTGACATGAAGGCGATTGGTGGAATGGTTAAAAAGTGCTGTGCGGTTGCCGTGCGGGAAGAAATCAGCAAGGCTTATACTTATAGGGATATCCTTAACAATCCGCAAAATATTATGCAGCAGTTGAATGCTTGGTTTCAATATTACCACAGCCAGCTTATTAGCGATTATGAGAAATTGAACTATGAAAACCAAATGCTAAAGTTGAAACTGGAGAGGATTCAAAAGGCAATAAATGCCTGATGCTGTTTTAGCGAATCGTACAAAGGACGGCGGTATCCTGTTGGGGGTGCCGCCGTTTGTGTTTTTAAAAGAGGCATAATTGGGTAACAAATGAAAATATTTGTTGATTTAAATGTGAAAATCCCATATTGCAAAGACACCGAAAGGTGATATTGTTATATTATAATTAAGAATTAAATATTAGGATAGAATTTCCTATAGAGTAATGGGGAATGTTATGTCTGAAGTATTTGTAAAGTTGATAGATCAGCTTAACTCTAGTGTTTTGGTGTTATTGGTCTTACTCGTCTGTCTTTTTGTTTTTGTGTGCAAGGTTTCTATTTGGTTTGGTGAGTGGAAGGCTGAAAACAAACATCATGAGAATCGCTTGTCTAAGATTGAAGATATCCATGATACGGTTGTTGCTCTGAAAGAAAGGGTACAAATGATATATGAAAACACGAATCCGCGAGCCATGACGCGTTCAAATAGTCCGGTTGCCATTACAGACAAAGGGCTTGAAGTTGCAGAGAAGGTTAAGGCACGTGATATCTTTGACAAGTATAAACATGAACTTATAGCAGAAGTTGAAAAGGCTAATCCGAATAATGCTTACGATATTCAAGCGGTTTCGTTTGGTGTGGTTAAAGAATATTTGGTTAAGCGTTTGAGTGATGGTGAGCTTAAGACGCTTAAGGATGAGGCCTTTTATCAGGGGGTAATTCTTGAAGATATTATGACTATTTTTGGTGTATACTTAAGAGATGCCGTTTTAGCTATAAAGGGAATTCCGCTTTCGGATGTCGACTTGTATGATAAAAACAGAAAGTAGTAAAATCTTGTTGACTTAGTGACACTATTGAGTTAATCTTTAAGTATAGTGAAAGGGTGTGTTCGGTAGATCGCACTCTTTTTTTGTTATCCGTCCTATGGAATATGCAGGGCGGTTTTTTTATGGAGAGAAATATGGGAAATAAGAGATATAAAAGGAAATGTTATTTTTGTCATGAAAAGAAGAATCGGGAGACTTTTTATTTCAAGGCAGGTTTTGAGCTATTAAATAAAGGAAAATGTCATGAAATTTCTTATTTTTCTTTGGGAGTTATAAATTGGGTGAAAATAGCAGTATGTATAAAAATTATAGCCCGTATTTTGAAGGGCGAATAAAATATTCAGTAAAATCAACAACATATTTGTTTAAACATTTTTGTTGAATGTTTGAACATTTTTTTTTGAACACTTTTTTTAAAATTGTGCTATAAAGATATTATGCTGGTGCGAAGTGAACGCATCAGAAAATATCCCGCTATTATTTCTTCTCCGAACCTCCCGATTACGGGAGGTTTTTCATTGCAGGATAGAGCAGTGGTCAGCTCAAGCCGCTCATAACGGTTACGTCGCAGGTTCGAATCCTGCTCCTGCAACCAGTAATAAGGAGTATACTCTTGAATTTAACGGTTAAACAAGAAAAGTTTTGTCAAGGCGTAGCTAAGGGCCTCAATTATTCCGAAGCCTACCGGCTGGCGTACAATGCAAAAAAAATGAAAGCAGAGACAGTTAACATTACAGCATTTCGACTTATGAGTAACCCTAAGGTTGGTCTAAGAGTAGAAGAATTAAAAAAACGTGCTTTAAAACGTTATGACTTGACTGTTGATGACATTATTGAAGAGCTGGAGGATGCTAGAAAAATTGCCAGAGAGTTAGGACAAAGCTCGGCAATGGTTTCGGCATCAATGGGAAAAGCGAAGTTATTTGGGCTGGTTGTTGAGAAGAAAGCTCTCACAGATAGTTCCGGCAATGACATTGCAGCGCCTCTTGTTAATAGTTCTGAGTTATTGGAAATAATGGAGAGAAGATTTGAACGAAATCGATCGTCGCAATCTTCAGGCTGATTTTTACAGTTTCTATCTGTATATTAATGAAGATTTGCGTGGGGCAGATAGTTTTCGTACCGGAAAATGGGAAGAAGACTTATGTGACTTTTTCCAATACGATCTTTATCGTCGCTTTTTGAAGGGGGAACGGCCCATTGCAACGAGCGAAGAGCCGGTACAGCACGGTAAATCTACTAAGCTAAGAATATTTACCACGTGGTTGATTGGTCATCATGGAGATCTGAAATTTAACTTTTACACGTCTTCTGATGATTTGCGAGAAAAAACGCAGGCGGAAATTCTGAACATTCTGAGTGGTCAGCGTTATAAAGATGTTTTCGGTAATGTTATAAAAAAATCGAACTCGCAAAAAGTTGAGTTTGTTCGCGGCGGCCAGATAGATTATCGGTTGATGGGAGAAGGAAATACCGGTTATCCCTCCAATATTTCAATTATTGACGATCCGTATCGAAATGCGGAGGACGCATTGTCTTCCACAATTCGAGCCAAGGTTGAAAATCGTTTTCGCGGTGATATAATGAGCCGCCGCCAAAATAATACGATGGTACTGGTGCTCCATTCCCGTTGGCATACGCAAGATTTGATCGGAATGCTGAAAAGTGATGCTTACTTTAAGGATAAGATAATCAGTAGTCGGCATCCGGCTATTGACGCAGAAGGAAATGCACTTTTCCCGGAATTCCGTAATATTGATTTTTTACGTGAGCAAGAAAAAGCTCTTGGAAATGTGAACTTTCAGGCTTTATATCAACAAAATCCGATTATCGAAGGCGGAAATCTGATAAAAACCGAATGGTTTCAGCGTTATGGAGCCGTCCCGGCCAGAATGGACAGCATATTTATCGTTGCCGATACGGCTTTCAGCGAAAAGAAATCCGCGGACAATTCAGCTTTTGGTCTGTTTGGCACTACCGGTAAAGACCTGTATATGCTGGATGGCTATTGCAAAAAAGTTATATTCCCTGATTTACGCAGGGATTTAAAAAGCTTTTATGAGAAAGCCAGAAGCGCTTACTCTCATGTTGGTACGCCCTCAATATATGTTGAGAACAAAGGTTCGGGAATTTCCCTGATCCAGCAACTTCGGGAAGAGGGGCTGCCAATCAGGGAACTCCAGCCGACGGTTCGCAACGAAACGTTAAAAAAAGATCAGATCGCCGACAAGTATTTGAGATTTAATGAAATAGCCGCCGATTTGGAAAGCGGTTATTTTCATATACCGGAATCGGCGCCGTGGTTGCTGGAGTTTATTGCCGAATGCGAATCCTTTACCGGCGGAAAGCAGGATACGCACGATGACTTTGTCGATGTTTTGATTTACGCGCTGAAAATAAGACGGAAAACAACGGCGACAGATTGGAATGCGCTTTATAATTCTTTTATGAGCAGATAAATGTTTAATTTTTTCAAAAAGAAAGATACACAGCAAGTTTTGCGGCCAGTCAACTATCAGGCTTTGGTTGAGGCTTTGAAAGAACAGGCCGTTGAAATATCCGAGCCGTGGACGTTGGCTAAAGAGAGATTGGAGCAAGGCGCCAGAGATATTGGTGCCGAAAAAGCCGCAAAAGCTTATAACAGCCATAAGACCAAGTTGCAAAATCAATGGGTTAATCCGTTGCAATCGGTCAACAGCGGTTTTGGCAATGCTCATCTGTCCTTTTTTCTCTATCAGCCAGTTAATTATTACGAATGTTATGCTTTGGCGCAGGATCCTTTGTTTACTAAGGTTTTTAACCTGCTGAGTGAAACGCCGTTCTCCAAAGGCGGAGAAATTGTTTCTGATGACGAGGGGATTGATAAGGCACAGCTGGAGAGGGAAGCTAAAAGATTTCAGTTATGGCAGCATATTAAGGGTGCGGTTCATTCAAACTATGTTACCGGAGGGTGTCTGCTTTTTATGGATTTTGGGCAGAGTGAAAGCGAACTGCGAGAGCCTTTGAACCTTAATCGGATGAATATGCGGAGGTTTAAGGGATTCAGACATATTGATCCAATTAACTGTGTCGCTGTCAACGTTAATACGGTTAATCCGGCATCTAGCGACTATATGGAGCCTAGAACTTGGTATGTTATCGGTTTAGGACAGGTTGATCGTAGCCATTTTCTCAAATTTGATGCGAATCTTCCTGAATTGCCAATGCGGCCGTTGACGCTTTATTTCGGTATGCCTTTGACACAGCTGATTAAACAGGATGTGGCCAACTCGAATATGGCAAGCCAAGGTTTGGCTAACCTTATGAATCGCTTCCGCTATGTTTACCTTAAAACGGAGGATAGCGCATTTGTAACTTCTTCCGTCAGCGAATTTAAGGGGCGTATCAATTATATGTCGCTGGTTCAGGACAATTTTGGCGTTTGTCCGATTAAGTCGACGGAAGAAGTTTTGCAGCTTACAACCAGTCTGACTGGTATGGCCGAAAATATTGAATTGTTTTATTTGCTGGTTTCGGCCAAGACTGATATCCCTTATACTGAATTGATGGGAAAATCAGCTTCGGGAATGAATGCTACCGGAGAAGGTGACCGCCGTAAATGGTACGATAAATGTCGCAGTATTCAAGACAGTGTTAAATTTCAGCTTTTAACAATGTACGGTATTGTTGCCGGAGCGGATGACGGAAAATTTGTTGAGTTTGAAGATTATGTCTTTAATCCCTTGGAAGAGAGTACTGAAAAAGAAAGAGCCGAAAACATCAGATCTTATGCTGAGGTTGCCCGTTCTTTAATCGAATTGGGAGCCAAGCAGGATGAAGCCTTTGACTGGCTTAAGTCATTCAAGGAGTTTCATCTGGACAATCTTAATTTTGATACCGACACCGAAGGCCTTGAAGGATATGACGACATAACCGATGAGGTAATGGCGGAGTTTCAGGTGCAAAATGACTGGGACGAAAGCAAACATCCTAGGGGTGAAGATGGAAGGTTTGGTAAGGGCAATGGAAGCAATAAAGAGCATACTAAAGATGTTTTTTACGGAGAGGCCTTATCATCAGCAAAAGGACAAGATGCTGTTAATCTTTTGCTTAAAGAACAAAGAGGGCATATAAAAGGAGCTTTTACCCGAAATGATATCGGAGATGTGGATTTGGTTTGGGGTGATGAGAAAATTGGTTTATCTCATATTATAAAGCAAAGAGAAAATCAAGGGATAAATCCGAAAGAATTTTTATCAGATTTGGACGAAGTTATCGCAAATGGTTCTTTGCGATTCAATTCAAATACTAAACGGTTTGAAATTTCGTTGAATGGTAAAACAGCTATTATTTCTCCGGAATTTAAGGGAGAGAAAGCTCAGTTTGTTTTGACTGCTTTTGAAATAAAAAAATAAGCTGTTGGGGTTGAAAGGACGGTTCACTAAATCCAACCTTACGACTTCAACAGGCCTATTCCTTGAAGTCCCAAACAGCTTTATATCTATATAATATCTTAGATCTCAGATAAAAGCAAGCAAAAAGTATGAGTATAACAAAACAAAACGCAAAGACCAAGGCGGCAGGTGGTTACCAGGTTATGGAACCGATAATCAAAAACAAGCATGCTGATGTTTATTATCGTAAGGCTATAGATGCGGAAACCGATAAAATGCTTGAGGCAATGTTTACCGAGCTTGAGAAGGTTTATGCCCCGATAAGGGTTAGTAATGCCAAACCGCAGGGACAAAAGCCTTCTGTAACCAATGTCCGCAAACTGATTGAGTACTACAAAAAGGAATATTTGCCGAAATTTATGCGAAATTCTGAAAAAATAATTCGCAAGTTTCTGAATATTGCCCGAAAGAATGCAGGAAATTCAATCAGGCGCGTCATGCGAAAACTTTATGGTGATGATTTTAAGGTATTTTGGGATAATGAAGCGTCTCAACAAGCTTTTGAACTGATGATTAATCGTAATGTCGGATTAATTCAAAATACAACGTTGCAAACGCTTAATAATATAGAAAATATTGTTTATGACGGGGTTACGACGGGACAGACATGGAAAACGGTAGCGTCCGATTTATCCAATCAAAAGCATATTGCCAAAGACAGGATAAAGCGAATTGCCCGCGATCAGACCGGAAAAACCAATGAAGCTTTAAACGAAATTGCTCAGAAATCTGCGGGTATCAAGTTTTTTGAGTGGCAAACGGCAGAAGATGAAAGGGTTTCGACGGGTTATGGTGGACATAAGCAGCTAAATGGAAAGATTTACAAGTGGGATGATGTTGAACATTATCCCATTATTGATTCATACGGTCATCGTGGATTGCCTCGTCAGCGGGTTAATTGCCGTTGTACGGCTTTGGCTGTAATTCTGCGCAAAGATTATGAGGCCAAACGGCTTTCTGATGGCAGTTATGAAATTATAAAAGGCAGAATTTGATGAAACTTTTACAAAAATTTAGGGTAAACAATGAGAACAGCCATCGGCATTTTGACGCTAACGGCTATTTGTTTGTTGATGAAAGTCCGGTTTTAAAAGCGGGTGTTCTCGAATACCATGGACAGGAGCTTATAGACGGCGGATCGCCGGAAGTCGATGGGATTCAGATTGACCCTGAAAAAATTTATAAGGTCTTTCTTTCGCTTGAGGAATTAGAAAAAGCAGCATCTACGTTTGTACTGCTGCCGATAACCAATGACCACGAATGGTTGGGTATTGAGGGCGCTGATGCCCGTGATTATCAGGAAGGAACAACCGGAGAAAATGCGGTTGTTAAAAATGAAGCAATTTATGTTCCGCTGAAATTTACCGGCGACGGAATAGTCGACGATATAAAATCAAGGCGGAAAGAAGAATTGTCTGCCAGTTACACCAACAAACTGAGTAAGTCGGATAATCCTGATTACGATTTTGTGGCGACAGACATAAAGGGCAATCACATCGCCCTTGTTGAAAAGGGCCGCTGTGGTCCTGATGTGAGAGTGTTAAACCAACAAATGGAGAAACAAAATATGAAATCAAAAAACGAAGTTAAGCTCGTTATTGATGGCAAGGAGGTTGACCTCAACAAATTCTTCGATCAGGAAGAAAGGGAAGATGCTCACGAAGGCACGGGGTCCATTACTGAAACCGACAATGACGATGTGGATAAAAGACATGAAATTGATGAAATCGGCGGCATTTTGAAAGGAAAAGTCGACGAAGAACTGTGGCGGACAGTTATTGGCAAAGTTGAAAAAGTTGCATACAATCCGTCTACGGCATCAAAAACGGATAATGTCGACAAACGGCAGGAGATTGAAGAAGTCGGAGGATTTTTGAAAGACAAGGGTTTGTCTGATGAAGATATTCGATATGTTATCGGCAAAATGGAAAAAGACGCCTATAATCCGTCGGAAACGTCAAAATCTGACAATGAGGAGCCTGAAGATGATGAGAAGTCTAAAGTCGAAAACAGCGCTCGCAGTTTTGATGCAATTTATTCCAAAATCTCCAACGCCCTGAGAAAAAGGGAGGCGGAAAAGGAAAAAGCGCTGAAACGGGCTTATAATGCGGCTTCACAAGTTATCGGGGAGTTTAATCCTTACGGCTTGTCTGAACGTGAAATGTTGACCAAAGCCCTCAACCATCAGGGGATTGACACCGCCAACGAAAGCGTCGCCGAGCTTTATGCCATGCTGAAGGTCTGTAATGCACAGAGCAAGGTGGACAATAGTTTTTCTTATGGTTCGTCAGGAACTGACGAAATCGAAATCAATATTTAAAGAAAGGATTTGAAAAATGGCTTTTCAGAATCAGGTTTATATTAACCAGGCATTGGGGAAACCGGGAACAATCTCCCGTTTGAACCCGATTGATAAAATTCCGGTCGTAGCCGAAGGAACCGCCGTTACAGCCGGCGGTTTTGTTTTTGAAGGAACGGATCCGGAAACTCAGGTTATCGGCCCGAGTGCTTCCACGTCTTCTAAAACTGCCGCCGACATTGCCGGCGTTTTTGTTTTTGAAAATTATCAGCTGCTGTTGAATGGTGTCAGCGATTTAAATAACTTGAAAGTCAATGAAGGACAGGAAGGTGCCAAGGTTCGTAAGGGATACGTCTATGTAACTCCGACGACGGCATCAACTCACGGTCAGAATGTTATTGTAAACGCTACCACCGGAGAAATTAAAACTGCTAAAGTGACTTATACAACAACCGTTTCCGGCAGTTCCATTGAGACGACCAGTGATATTGAGTCCGGTTTTCTTGATACCGGTTGGCTTGTCGAGACCGGAAATGCGGCTAATCAGCCCTGTGAAATTTACAAGATTTAAGAGGTAAATAAATATGACGAAATTTAAAGTAAATAATTCGGTCTCGATTGCCCACGTCAGCAATCGGGATTTTTATAACGCTATGAAAGCCAAGGGTATCATCAGCGTTGATAATGCCGCTCCGGCCCCGTATATTTCCACACCAAACATTAACGTTCCGCTGGGTGCTTTGAACTATATTCGCCCGGAAGCGATTGAAGTTTTGGTTGCACCGAGAGTATCCGATAAACTGGCTTCTCCGCAGAAGAATGGTACTTGGGGAGATAACTCGGTTACCATTAAGCTTAAGGAGTATACCGGAAAAACCAGTCCCGACGATGGTCTGACATCCGACGGTTTGCAGCAGAAAACCAATTATTCGACCGTTATGCGCGGTGTCTACTATTACATGACCGGTTGGCTGTCTACGGACAGAGAAGAAGCTGCCGCCGGCGGATTTTCTGAAAATTACCGCGCGGACCAGGCTGAGGGGGCTATGCGTACCATGGCTATTGAGCGTAACAGCTTTTTCTTTTCCGGGGTTGCTGTCAAGGGAGATACGTTGCCGATTTATGGTTTGCTGAATGAACCGAACCTGACGGCCTATCAAACGGTTGCCAATAATGGGGAAACTTCTCCGTCAACCTATTGGGCAGATAAAACACCGGAACAGATTGCCAATGATGTTGTTGCCGGTGTAAACCAGCTCTATGTCCAGTCTAATGGTATTGTCGAGGATGAACTGGCTAACGGTAAAATTATCTTGGCTGTTGCCACCGGTTCTCTCGGACAGTTGGACAGAACCAATATGTATGGCAAATCTGCGCGCGCTATGCTGAAGGAAACCTATGGCGATCGGATGGAAATTGTGGCTGTTCCGCAGTTTAACAATGCCGACAGCAATTCCGACGTCTTTTATATCATCTTTGATCTGGGTGACAGAACGCCGTCCATTTTGAATTCTTATGTCGAAATGGCCAAGGCTTACCCGATTTTCCAAAAGGACAGCGTCGTTTCGCAGAAGATCAGCGGTGCGACTTCCGGCTGTATTGTCCAGTATCCTTGGGCGATTGTCCGGTACAACGGCATCGGAAAGACCGAAATTGCAGCTTAGACATAAAGGGAGGGTAACGCCTCCCTTTCGTTTTTGAGGAGAATAAAATGCCGACAATTATTAAGAAGGGAACTAATCCATCTGCGTTTCGATTGGCTAGCGGTAAGAATGTAGTTTTAAGAGTTGGAGCCGGGGGCGGTGACTTTCTGAATATTCTGTCCGACAGCGATTATGAAATGTTGATGAAAGAATATGGCAATTTTATTACGCCACGGATCATCAGCGACAAAAATCCGCGCGGTTGTTTTATTATTAGTGAAACAATTGCCAAAGCGCAGGATATGGGTAAAGAAATCGGAAGTGAAATTAAGGACAATTCGGCACCGATTGAAGTTGAGACGAAGAAAAAGTCTAAAAAAGGCAGAAGATAATGGCTGTTATAACCGTAGACAACGATACATTCCGTGAGTGGTTCCCATATTTTAAGGATAGTACGGATACAAGTATTCAGGCCGCTTATGCCGGTGCGGGGAGCTATATTTCATTGGTTGCCGGAGAAATCGGGCTGAATTTGCAAAGCCAGACTCGCGGGGTATATCTTGCAACGGCGCACTTGGCTTATTTAGCCATGAATCCGGACAAAGCCGCTTCGGCCAATCTTACAAGTGGTTCTGAAGGTAGTGTCAGCGCATCTTTTGCCATTTATTCGGATCCTTGGCGCCGGTTTCTTTCAACAACTCCGTATGGATTGGAACTTTTAGCGTTGTTATCTACTGTCCAGCCGCCAATGGCGGATAAGCAGCTTAATGTTCTGCCTTATTACTGGAGTCCGGGACGATGAGTATTAAAATCAAAGTTGATGCCAGAGGTCCGCTTGAACTTATTAAAAAACTCAAGAAAGAAATGAAGGAAGCGCCGCACGGTGCAAAGGCCGGTTATTATGCCGGTGAACGCCATAAGGATGAAAACGGCAAAGAACAGCCGCTTATTTCGGATATAGCGTTATGGAATGAGTTTGGCGTTCCAGAGAAAAAAATTCCGCCCCGTCCATTTCTTCGCAATGCCAAGAAAAAAATGAATAAGCGGGCGCATCAAATTATTACTGCCGGGTTACAGGATGAAAAAAAACTTGACGTTATTATGAAAGAAGTAGCTCAGGAAATACGCAATCAGATTGTTGAAAGCATTAAGTCCAATACCCCGCCGCCGAATAAACCAAGCACCATCAGGCAAAAACACGGCAGCACGGGGACTTTGAGGGATACCGGCCAGTTAATGAACAGCGTTCACGCGGCAATCGTCAAAGGTAAAACAGAAACCGAGATAGAATAAATGTCATTAAATCTGCATAACATTGTCGGAAACGCCCTGACCATTGTCAATGACTGGCAGGATTTGGTTTTTACCAAAACAATGGTTGAGTGGGTGCCGACATCGCGCGAGCCTGTCCGCACAACGCAAACCTTGAACGTTAAGGGTAAGATTCAGCCCGCCAGCCTTCAGGAATTGCGTGAAACAGGGTTTAATCTTCAGGAATATCAGTATTTCAAGGTGTTTATTTCCGGCGAGCCGACACAGCTTGACCGGCTGCGGCAGTTTGGTTCGGATACCTTTACCTGCGGCGGCTATACTTATCAGGTGGTGGCAAAAGAGGCTTGGGATGATGCCGGATGGCGTGAAATTTACGCCTACAGGGTAGATTATGAGGCGCCAGATGCAGGAAAATAAATTATATGATTATTTGCAAAGCCTGATGCCCGACTTGCAGTTTGTCAATCCTTATACGGACAATGTTCCGTTGCCTAAAGCGCCGAATTATGCGACTTTTAATATATTGGACGTTTCAGACCGCGGCTGGAGCCAGCCCAGACAAACGGCTTATGACCCGGAAACGGGCATCATTACGTTAGCTTATGACGTTCAAAGGATTTACAGGGTACAGTTGGATTTTTACGGGCCGGACGCTTTTGACAATGCGTCTGTTTTCAAACAGACATTGCAGGTTAATTTGGCGGAAAACTTTGGAATTGCCGATTTAAAGGAAATTTCGCCGATTCGCAATCTGACATTTTTACAGGAAAACAAGCGCTATATGCGCCGTTACAATTTTGACGCCGAAGTCTTTGTTGTCGATACGATAACACGGACTTCTCCGGCAATCGAAACCGCTGAGGTAACAATCGTTAACCGCGGCAATAATTTTTAATCTTTAATTGAAAAGGACAAAAAATATGAGTTTACCTTACAGTAAGTTCGTACCGATTACGGCTGCGGTTCAAAGTCCGTCATTTACCGTTGAGAAAAAGCACATGCTTTTGGCAATGGATAATCCGCTGATTGGGGCATCAACGCCGTATTTGACTTATTCGGGCGCCAGCGCGCTGACAAATTTCAAGGCTGACTTTGGTTCGGAAATTCCGGAATATACCGTTGTCTCCAAATATTTTAGTTTTCTCTCAAAGACCGGTACTGCTCCGGAAAAGCTGATTGTCGCCCGGTGGTATAAAGAAGCTGCTGCCCCTTTTGTCAAAGGAAGTAAAAAACTTGCGACAGTAGCAGAACTTAAGGCTGTGAGCAATGGCAGCTTTAAACTTGCGCTGGGTGCTTCAGAATTTGAAGTTGTTGTTGATTTAAGCGCTATTTCCAGTTATTCGGATGCCGCTTCTCTTATTCAGACGGCTGTTCAGGCGAACAGTAGCGGCGGTGAGGCATTTACCGGGGCTACAGTCGTGTATAATCCGATTAGCGGCGGTTTTATTATTCCCTCCGGCGCCAAAGGTTCGGAAGCCACGATAGGAGCCGTTACGGCCGGAATAACCGGGACTGATCTTAGTGCCATGTTGGGATTGGCTGCGGCTGAATTGTCTCAAGGGGTTAACGCTGAGACTTATGCTGAATTTTGTGACCGGATTTATAATGCTAATTCCGGCGGGTATTCTATTACAACGATTGAGCCGGTCGATGTCGATTCAATCCAGGCAGCCGTTGCATGGCTGCAAGGCATTGTGGGAAATCAGACCCTTGATACTATGGTTCGTCTGGTTTTTAACATTACGGACAAGACAGAAGCCAAAACCTTACAGTCAACTTTAAATGAACTTGGCTATACCGGATATGTTGTTTGCTATGACCCTGAAGGCGAATATGTCAATGCTCTTGATTGTGCGATTTGCGCTGCGATTGATTTTAATGTTGCCAATGGGTCCATTAATTTTAACTTTCAGCCGGCAACCGGCTATACGCCGATTACAAAGCTTGGCGACGTTGTCAACTATCAGCAAGGGCTGACGAATTTAAGCCTGGCCGAGGAATTGGATAATCTATGCATTTCTTATGTTTATTCTGTCGGTTTTGGTGAACAGGAAGAAATTCTGTATGGCATGGGATTGATGCAAGGTGATTTTGCAACTGAAGATGTACAGGTTAATGAAAGCGCTTTGGAAATTGATATTCAAACGGCGGTTATGAATGGGTTTGTCAGCTTAAACAAGCTGAAACTCCAAGGGCAGGATGCCAAAGAGTTTATTGCGTCAATCGTTACGCCGTCATTCGAGCGTTTTAAAATTAATGGCGCTATTGCTCAAGGCGGCACTTTGTCCAATACTGACCGTAATTCGATCTACCAGGCGACCGGCAACGATGCGGCAGCTGATGCTGTAGAGAGTAACGGTTATTATTTTCAAGTTCAGGATTTGACGACCGAAGATATAAAAGCGCGTCGGGTACGGATTTTGGTTTGTTATCTTTGCGGCGGGGTTGTCAATAAGATTATGATTACGAATAACATTTACGGAGCTTAAGAAAATGGCAGATATTTCAACAAGACAGGTCGGCTTTAAGAATTTATCCTATTCTTTGACCGCATTGCCGGTTTTGGCATATTTAAAACTTGAAGGTTTTGCAGGGGAAGGTGTTCAATGGGAAAGGCCGCAGCCGTCGACTACCAGGTTGGGAGCAGACGGCAAAGCCGTCGTTAATCAGAAACCCGTGCTTTATACCTGTACGGTCAATCTGCTGCCGACGTCTAATTCCCGCTTGGCATTAGACAATCTGATTAATGTCACAACCCCCCGTTATGGCAAATCGCTGGTTGATTATGCGATTGTGATGACAGTTTCCAATTATACCACCGGACAAAAGACTGTTTATACCGGCGGCAGCATTGAAGAAATTGACGGGGGCGATTCTGCCAATCTTGACGATGGCCAGTCGGACAAGCAATATCGGTTGACCTTTACCGACCGGGTTATTTCCCCGCTGTAAAAAACAAAGCTGTCAAAAAATTGACAGCTTTGCTCTTATTATCTATCGTTTAATCGACAGAGATTTATTGTCAATGTCTGTTTAAACCGCCTTTAGAGGTGGTTTTTTGTGGGAGTTTTAAATGCAGAAAGTCATTAAAGCTGAAATTAAAGACTTGGAAGATGTCAAACATTTTTCAATCCGTTTGTTTGAGGTAATGGAAGGATTGGACTTTATTGACCGTTTTGTCGGCAGTAAAGACAGGTCTATCAAAAATTATTTAAGTGATTTATTGCCGCTGGCAACGCTTTTAGATGCCAACGGACAAGAAACTGTTGACGTTATGAGTTTGGAAAAGGCGAAAACTTACTTTCAAAACCCTTTGGCGGTTATTGAACTTGCTATGGCCGTTTTTGAGCATCAAAAGGTTTTTATGAAAGAATCCAAAGTATTCCAGCCGTATCTCGCAGCTCTCGGAAAGTCGTTAGATTTTCGGACTTTGGATTAAGCGACGCTCTTGGGAATATCCTCAAACCGGAAATTTCCGTTATTGATTTGAAGGAAATGGATATGGGCGATTTGTATTTAGCGAATCTGGCCGCCTTTATTCGTACGCAAAATGAGTTTGTTTTCTTTAACCGGGAAAAAGATAAAACAGGAAAAAAATAAATGTGGTCAGATGCGATTATCAGTTTTTTTATCAATACAAAAGAGAGCGAGACTGCGCTTGATAAACTGCAAAAGAAGTTTGACCAGACGGTTGGCGCAATCAGCGGAGCGATTGTCGGTGGCCTAGGGTTGAAGTCGATTTCCGATTTTTATGACGAAACCGTTAAACTGATTAATCTTTCCGAGCGTTGGAATCTTCCGGTTGAGCAGGTAAGTCAGTTTGCAAATGCCTTTGCTTTGTTTGGCGGTGATGCCGAGGGGGCGATTGCGGCGATTGAGAAGTTTCAGCAAATGGCCAACAGCTTGAACCTGCGTTCTTCCGGTCCCTTGCGAGAACTCTCTGCAGTAATCGGAACAAATCTTCAAAGAAAAGACTATTTGGGTGTAATTGAGGCTATTCGCAGCCAATATCAAAAGTTGAGCAACAGTCCGAATGGACGTAATGCTCAAGTGGAGATTATGAATATGCTGGGCGTGGATGATATTGCCATGCAGCGTCTGCTTAAGGCCTCTAATAAAGAATGGGTGGAGATTTTAGAAAAAGCAAGAAAGTTTGGTGTTGTTAATGAAAAATCAGCTGCGGCCATTAAAAAATTTGACCAAACTTTGAAAACAATCCGTCAGGCTTTTAAGGCTATTGCGGGGGCAGGCATTGAAAAAATTATTCCTGTTTTTGAAAAGCTAAGCGTTTGGCTGGAAAAAATCGCGCTTCTTTCCGATGACACCAAGGCCAAAATTCTGGCGATTTTAGGAGTTTTTACCCTTTTGGGACCGGCGATCAAGTTGATTGGATTGATATTTTCGACTTTTTTTTCGCCCTTAACTTTGGGCATAGCCGCCGTGGCCGGGGCAATATATCTGTTATACAAAAATTGGGATAAAGTAACGCAGGCTTTTAATAACTTTTTGGCAGAACGTCCACGACTTCAGGAGTTTTTTAATATTATCGGGGCCGGTTTTAGGGGTATTGGTAATGCTGTTAAATGGCTGTCGGATAATTTTGACAGTTGGTTTCCCAAACTTTCAAAGAGTATAGAACTTACTTTCAAGCTCTTTAAATGGTTTTCCCAAGTTTTAGAAAAAATTACGGGTTTTGTTTGGGATATCGGCAATGCCATAGGTGACGTTGCGTTCGGCCTTACTTCAAACAGTTATGATTATAAAGGCGCTTATGAGAAAATGAAACGGGGAGAACTGCAACCGACGGCAAAAAGGGGTATTGCTTCTCAACCGCATTTTATTCCGCGCGGCGAACCCGAAGCAGTTGCCCGTAGTTACCAGTCCAGCCAGATTACCAATAATGCCAATCGGACAGTTACTGACAATCGCTCGTTTGTGGTTAACAATTATGGCGTACAGCGTGCTGAAGATACAATCACGCCAATTCGGTCAATAGCTTACAATACAATGACACCCGTTAAAGGAATTTAAATGAATATCAATTTTCTGACAAAAATATGGGAGGGGCTTACTTCCGCCACATATAGCGTCACGGGTTCTTCGGATCATGCTGTTTATCTTCAGTTCGATTCAATCGAAGAATGCAGTTTCCGCGGTTCGGCAACGGCCACTCAAGTTCCTACGGAAGCCGGATTAAATCGGACTGATTATAAATACGCCAATCCGGATAGTGTTCAAATGAAGGGGATTGTTTCCAAAAATGGGATTTTGGGGCTTGGGTTGGTCGGAGCCAGTTATTCGATAAGTGGTGTCAAAAAGCAGAGCCTGATAGAAAAAATCCGCAAACAATGCGAAATTTTGACTCGAAATATAATCTTGGTTGATATTGCAACGCGTAATTCGGGAACACGAAAGAATTATACCATGACTGATTATACCATTGAAGAAACACCGGATAATTTCAGCTTGTTTGAAGTTACCATGACTTTTGACGAAGTTCTGTTATTTGGCAAAGAAGGAACGTTGACCCGTAACGTTTCGGATCAGGATTTGAAAAATATCGGCATTGTCGAAACTTTGGCACAGGATCTGAAAGAGTGGTGGAACTCATGACACAAGTATCAATCAATATTGTGCAGGAGCCTATTCAGACGGTGTCGATCAATTTGTCCGATGATGTCGGAAATACATATATTGCCGATATTATGTTGCGCACAATGGCGGACGGTTCGCTGATTATGGATTTGAGCATTGATGGGGAAGTTCAGTTTTACGGGCGTCGTTGTATTGATCGTATGCCGTTGCTTCTCAGTCATGTTATACCGGGAAACCTTTATTTTTACGACAAGTTCGGCAATTCTGATCCTATATATTCGGAATTTAACGATCGATATCTTTTAGTCTATGATACGGAGTATAATTTGCAATGATTAATTGGGATGTTCCCAAACGTTATCTGCGTATGACGCTGTATCGCGGCGACAAAAACGCCGGAGTAATGAATAAGCTTACCGAAGAAGTCGGTGTAAAGTTGAATACGTCCGAATCGGTGAGCGGCGCTTTAAATGAAGCAAACATTACTATTAATGGCCTTTTGGTTGAAAATATGTTTTATTTGGCAACCAGTACGACCCAATGGATACAAAACTGGATACAAAACCGAATCGTCATCAATGCCGGATATTACGGACAATCCGGCATAATTTTTGACGGAGTGGTTTTTTCTGCCAAACCCAATCTCGAAAGGGCAGATTATGGTATTACGTTGAAATGCATGTCTATGTTTTCTGACCTGACTGAGAATAAAAGCTATAGTTTTGCCGGGCAAATTCCGGTAAGTCAAATAGCCCAAAAATTGGCGGCAGATATGGGATTAAAATTTGTGGACGAAGTTAAGGATGACAGCATAGTAATTAATAATTATACGCTGCGCGATCAGAACGCGGTCAACGGGCTGCGCCTGCTGTCGCAAATGACCGGTTTGGACATTTATTCGTCCGGCAATCGGGTTTATATGAAGAAACGCGGAGAAAGTATTTCTTCGGCCAGAGCCAATACAATAACCACTCAAGATATTATTGGGGTTCCTGAACCAACCGATACCGGAGTGATTATCAACGTGAGGCTTAATCCAGGTATTAGGACCGGACAGGCGGTATTTGTCGATTCGCTCAAGTATCCGCAGCTCAAATCTTATAAATTTTTCTTGTCAACCTTATCGCATGTGGCCGATACGCGCGGAAGAGACTGGTATACCCGGTTAAATCTGACTAAAGAAGGCCTGGGCTGGTATCAATGAGCAAAATTAATGTCCCGACATATAATCCGGCGGATTTAGATACTTTATTCGGAATTTTTCAGCTGTTTATGCGCCAATACCTTAATTCGTGGTTGGCGACGCTGCAACCGGTTGAGATCGTTTCTATTGGAGAAAGCAATCGTTTTGTTAATGTGAAACCGTTGATTGAGCAGTACGATAATACCAATAAAATTATTCCGATTACAGATGCAGACATAATCTATAATATTCCGGTTATGCAGCCGTTTGGGGCTAACGGGGAAATGCGTTTCAGTCCCACCGTTGGGGATCAGGGATTGCTGATCACCGGCAATTTTGACATCAGCAAATACAAACAAACTAAGCAAACGGCGCCGCAGGGGAGTTCAAGAGCCTTCAACTGGGCGGACGGGTTCTTTCTGCCGCTATCCTTCCAAGACGCGCCGGAAGGATTTTTACTCAAAAACCAGGCAAGCTCCATAAGTATTTTGCCAACCTTGATTACGCTGGTTGCCGAGACCGTTAATTTGGGAGACTCGGGTGGGGTCGGCGTAGCTCGCATGGGGGACGAAGTAACGGTTGAAATCACTTCAGGATCGTCCGCCGGAACGTGGAAAGGCACAATAACATCGGCAAGTTCGATCGTAAAGGCGGTTTAAAATGCAGACATTAAAGCTGGATGAAAATAACAATCTGGTTCTGGACAAGAATAATTTGCAAATTTTGAACGGAATAGAAGCATGTGCTCAAGACACGCGAACGCGCGTGGGGATCTGCCGTGGCGAAAATCCGTATAATACTTCACAGGGAGCCGATTATTTTGGAGAAATACTCGGGAAGATGGGAGGACAGGACTATGTCCGCGACATAATTCGTGAGCGCATTGGCGACAATGAAGAGATTGTCCAGATTAACAGCTTGGAAATTTTCCATAACAAAGAGACGATGCAAGTCGTTGCTGAAATCTCAAGCATTTACGGAGTCTTTACAATATGAGTGTATTTTCTGTTACTTCTCAGGGGGTTATTACTGTTGACACTTCCTCTATTCGGAGCGATTTTGAAGAAGCTTACAAAGGAGCCCTAGGTGCAGATCTTAATTTAGACGCTTCGACTCCGCAGGGGCAGCTTGTTGTCAATGATACGGCTGTTTTAACCGGTGCCATGGGGGAAGTTGTTAATATTGCCAACAGTTTCAGCGTTTATTACGCTACAGGCCCTGCTTTGGATGTTGCTGCCGCATTTTTCGGATATTACCGCAAACAGGGAATAGGAACTGTGGTTTCGGCTGTTTTGACAGGGACTGCCGGGACAGTAATTCCGGCTGGAAGTTTAGTTGGAGACGGTACTCTTGAATATGCTTTGCTTGATGATGTGATTATTCTTCAGGGGCAAACGACAACAGCTCAGTTTCAATGTACGACTCCGGGAGCTAATCCTTGTCCGGCCGGGAGCCTGACAACAATCATTACTACGGTTTCCGGTTGGGATACGGTCAATAATCCGTCTGACGGAGTGCAAGGATATGAAACGGAAAATGATAATGAGTTTCGCTATCGTATTACTGCCAACTGGCTTAATGTCAGAGCCAGAAGCATTTTAGGCGCCATTATTGATAATGTTGCGGCTTTAGATGAAGTCGTTTCGGTTATCGGGCGCGAAAACTATGGTGACAGTCAAATTGAAATAGACGGAATTATTTTATCTCCCCATTCAGTTTATCTTTGTGTGTTAGGTGGAAGGGGAGAAGCGATAGCCGGTATTTTAGCCGGACAAAAGACTTTAGGTGCCGGTGTAAACGGAAATACAGATGTAACATATTATGATTCTGAAGTAGATTATGAATATACTTATAAAATTGAACGTCCGACTGTTGTTGATTTATCTGTGCAGGTCCAATATTCTAAAAATAATTTTACTCCATCTAACGTTGAGGAGCAAATTAAGCAGTTAATTTTAGCTTGGATTGCAGCAAATCCGTTCAAAATTGGGCAAACTATTTCCGGCAATGTTGTTGCCCAATCGTTGAATGGCTTTAATCAGGTTAATCTTTTAAGCTTCAAGGTTCGTGTTGGCACTTCCGGAAGTTTTGTTGATTATATTACGACTACAATATCGCAGGTTGCCGTTCTTTCCGCTCAAAATATTATGGTAGAGGAAATTTCATAATGTTTCAGGAAATTTCATTAAATGTTCTTCAGAAACAATATGGGTATACTAATTTTTCCGATTTGATTCTTAAGCGATCTGCCGTCTGGGATAAGTATATGGGCAATATTTCCGAAACATTTGTTCGGGAAATATTAGATTATAACACCTGTATCCCAGAAGCTTTGGATTATTTTTGGGGTAAGATTCTAAAAATAACCAGAAATTTTTCAGCCGCAGATGGTTCTGTCTTTTCTTTAACGGATGATCAATTCCGTGAAATTATTAAAATTAGAGCATTTGGCACCACGTGGAAAGGAGATATTTTGTCGATGAATGTCTTCTTAAAGAATTTGTTCAAAGACAGGGGAAACGCTTATATTTTAGATAACTTGGACATGACGGTTCAGATTTTTGTTTTTGATTTTATTCTTGAGGATTGGGAAAGCTATCTGTTTACAACGCAGGATATTTTGCCGCGTCCGGGTGGTGTTGGCACAAAAATTTATCAGTTAGATACAGAAAATACTTTTGGTTTTTACGGTTCAGATTTTCAGCCGTTTAATCAGGGTGTCTTTTGGAATGGAATTTTGTAGGAGTTAAACATGAAAAAATCAGAGATTCAGTTTCCGCAGGTAATTTCAGCGCCATTTGCTGAAAAAGGGGAAAAAAATGTTATTCCCGATGCAGCTACCGGCAGTTATCTTGCCAGTATTGAAGAGGGTTTTCCTCCGATTACAATGCTTCCCAAAAAACAAGGAGGATTGCCGCCGGATGGAAAGGATTTTAACGGACTGGGGAATTTGCTTTCACAGTTCTATTTTTATACGCAAAATGGAAATCAGTATACTTTTGATCCGGAGGTTAGCTCTAAAATTGGCGGCTATCCGGAAGGAGCTAAATTGTGGTATACGGATTCTGCGGGTTTAGTTCGTTATTTAAAATCTCTGAAAGATGATAATACGGATAATTTTATCACCAATCCCGAAGTAATCGGGCCTGATGGAAGTTGGCAAGATTGCATTCCCAGCATTGATTATATTGATGATAATTTCGTTAAACTCACAGGGAATCAGACCGTTAAAGGCGTTAAAACATTTTGCCAAAGCGGCGGAGCGCAGCAACAGCATCTCCTGATTCAAAACGATAAAATGACCAATTCGGCACCAGCCCAAGAACAATGGGTTGGTGTTGCGATGACAGATGTTAGAAATTCTTGGAAAACCGCCCTGCGACACGGCCTATATCCAGATGGGCGTTCTCAAAGTGTGTGGATATCTAAATCTTTAGACGATACATACAGCTCTTCAATTTATCATGGTTGGAATGCGAGCAATCAGTGGTTATCCAACATTGTCGTCACAGATAACAATCGTGCACAGGCTATTACCGGTAGAAAAACATTTAACGGTTCGGGAATTGGCATAATTAAATCCGGTTCAGCTATCGATATTCAAAATCCTAACGTAGACCTTACCAGTACGTCAATTTCAGGTACAACGGAGATCCATTTTGTTGATAAAAATAACAAAGTTCAGGCTATTTTCGAACACCAAAACATGACTTCCGGGCAATCAGTTGCAATTATGGCGGCCAGAAACCATGCCAATAATGGTTGGGTAACAGTTAATGTAGGGTTTGATGCAAATGATGTAGCTTATACCGCGACTGCGACTCCTCCGGCCGACAGTAATGGCTCAAACATCGCAACGACGTCTTGGGTCAGAAACTACAGCAAGAATTATGGTGCGCAGCTTAACTATTCCGGCGCCATCACCATCACCGGAACCGGAACTAAGACCGCTTCCGTTTCTGGGGTGCTGATTATGACCGGAAAAGGCTCATCAGCTGTTGGACAATTCAAAATCACCATTGGCGGCCAAACATTTAATTGTGCTCAAGGTTACAACGGTACAGACTACTACCACGCAACTTTTGCTTATTTTCCAGTTGAAAGCGGCCAGAGCTATACAATAGAAGAAATTTCCAATTCTTGCGACTTACGATTAATTCCTTACAAATAGGGAACTAACAATAACTGTACATTGCCATTAAGCTCCATAACATTGTATGTTTTACCCGCAGATATAGGAAGGTAGCATTGTGATAGATGATTGTTATCTTCCCCTGAATTTCCTGGGCTGAAAAAGAAAGTTTTGCCATCAATCTGTATCTTCAACTGCTCTGAGGAATTTGTATTAATTGGCGTACCAATCAGCACCCCAGAAACGGAAGCGGTCTTAGTTCCGGTTCCGGTGATGGTGATGGCGCCGGAATAGTTAAGCTGCGCGGCGTTAAGAACAAAGGGCGGATTGACCGCCCTTTGCCCTTTTACCTATCGTCTGATAGATAAGAAAATTCGGATTTTCCGAATGATAATAATAAATCTTATTATCATAACTTTCCTTTCAGTCCTTGCGGACGGTTGGAAAGGGAAAAACCCACCTATATCTAAAAAGCAGTTGACTTTTTGTTTAATATAGGTTATCTTAACTGTATCGAAAGTAGTTAAGATAGGTTTAACCCTTTCAAGTTAAGAAACGCTCACTTGCCTAAGGTGAGTGTTTTCGTTATATGATAAAAATATTTAACTGTCAAGCCTCGGGGAACCGGGGCTTTTCTTTTGGAAAATGGAGAATAACACTATGGATGAAATTGCTCAGGAAGACGTTTTAGATACTGCCCCCGTTGATTCGGTGGAGGTACCAGAAGACAACCGGGCCGGAGAAGCCGAAGCGCTGGCGGTTGAGTTATCGACCGAAATCACCATCAGCGACGAACAGCTTGCAAATGGTGATGATGAAAAGCAGCCGGCATATTACCAAACCCTGTTGTCCCGTCTGCAGGGCTGGGCGGTTGAGGATAAAATTGCGTTGCACCAAGGCGGCGTTTGGTTTGTGCAGGTTATCGGCGAAAAAACTTATTATTTGCCGGGCGAAGACAGCAGCATCGGCAGTTTTGCCGCTTATAAGTTCGATGAAAGCGCCATCGAAGCCCCGGAGCCAATAATACAGGGGTATGACGGAAAACATTATTTTGCTAGCCAGCTTCCTGAGAAACCGCTGGATTTAGCCAAACAGGAGAAGCGGGCGGAAATTAACGCTGCCCGCGATGCCGCTGAGCAAGGCGGATTTGAATATATGGGAAAAATGTTTGACAGCGACCAGATTTCGTGCCAGCGAATAAGCTGTGCCGCACAAGCCATGCAGCTTGTTGCCGTTGCGGAGGGTGAACCGGAACCTACAATTACCTGGACGTGTCAGGATAATACGACAATCGACCTGACTGCGGCAGAACTCCAAGGACTGGTTGCCGCTTTGGCACAATGGTCAAACAGCTGCCATCAAAAGGCAACTGCACTTAAAGAGCAGGTTGAAGATGCACAGACAGCCGAAGAGATTGAAGAGATTAGCTGGGAAGATGAATAATGAATAAGACAGAGCAGGAATTAATTGAGCTGGGAAAGAAAGTTGCTCATAATTATCGGCTGATCATCGGTATTACAGCTTTTGCCTATGGGTGTTTTGTTTTTTACAACACTCAGCAAATTCACAGCAACGAAATTTCGAATTTAAAAGAACGCACTTCAAGACTTGAGGACAGAGTAACGCTTAATGAAAAAAATTTTAATATGACATCCGTGAAGCTGGACACGACTTTAAGCAGAATTTCTACGGATTTGCAGTTCATCAAGCAAAAATTGATTGAAAAAGGCATGAAATGAAAAAAATCCTGAAATACAAGCTTGGTTTAATTTTGATAGCGATAATGGTTTTGGCGATTGTCGCTATTATAAAGCCCGAGGCCGCAGAAATGGTTGCCCGGGCTTTTATGTTAATCATTGCGGGGGTGTGAGATGACGGAACATGATATGGAAATTATGGCTAAGACCATATTCGGAGAGGCGAGGGGCGAACCGGAGGAGGGGCAGATTGCCGTTGCCTGCTGCATTCTAAATCGGTTTAAATCAGGGCGTTGGTATGCCGGAAAAACTATTGCAGAAACATGTCAAAAGCCGTGGCAGTTTTCCTGCTGGAATAAAAATGACCCCAATGCCAAGAAGTTGGCAGCCTTGTCATTTCCGACTTATTCGGAATATTTTCCGATTATCAAAAAAGCGGAAGAACACGATATTACTAACGGTGCAACTCATTATTATGCTCCAGCACTTGTTGAATGTCCGGTATGGGCGGCCGGGAAAGAGCCTTGCGCTAAAATCGGCGGTCACTTGTTCTTTAAGGGAGTTGCATAAATGGGAATTGCGAGGTATGTATTTATTTTTGCTGTCTGGGGTTTTGTCATCGCGGGTGCTTATTGGGCGGGCTATTCTGTTGGTTCTCGAGATGTAAAAATAGAGTATGTTGTTAAGGAAAAAGAGGTTATAAAATATGTTAGTAAGAAAAATGAAAAAATATACCTTCGGCCTAATGATAATTTTACTGCTATTTACAAACGGATGCGTGAGCAAAGCTAATAACAATTTCTGTCCGGCCTGCCCTCTGCCAGCTCCACAAGTAGCTGATGAATTAGAACTTTTTTGCAATGATTTGACATGTCCACATACATTAGATTTCCTGAATAGATTTTACAAAACTTGTGATATACTAGCTAGTGAAAGTCAGGATTGATAAACTTCGACAAGAATTGGAAGTGTGCCACAACTAATTTTGTTCTTACAATGTTCTTTCTCACGTAGCAAGAGTCAGAATAAGAAAATTTAAAAGTCAGAATGAAAGAAAAATAATATATAAAAACAGTATGTTATCTCTATTGGTTTTCGGTCTCCAAAACCGAATGTCGCGGGTTCGAATCCTGCCGCCCCTGCCATATTTGACAGGAGCCTATTTCAGCTAGTGCTGAGATAGGCTTTCTTATTGAAATAACTATGTTTTTCCCGTCTAATAAAATTTCCGAACAGAGCAATTTTAAAATCTTCTGTTTTTGCTCAATTTTTGGAAAATTCCAAATCTGGTCTGCGTGTAAAAATAAGCTGGCTAAGTATTTCAGCGTTACAAAGTCCTGTTTTGCTATGTGCTGATAATTTAAAAGTTCTTCTTCAATTGCTCTTTTCTCTTTAGAAAGTTCTGTTAGTTTTTTGCTATGAAAATCTCGTGTAATACTAGCTTCCGCATACAGCTCATGCCATCTGGCCTCTTTGTCGTTAAAACTTGCAAGTTTCCGTTCCAGAGCTTTCTTGCGTTCAATTTCAATTTTATGGTCTTCGTAAATCAAATCATCAAGGCAAGCAACCATTTTTTCTAACACCCCTCTAGGCAGCGTTTTAAGAACGTTTAAGGCTTGTATTATTTTTTCAACACCTTTTGCTTCGTTTACATGTGTCCCCTTGCATTTGGGGCAAAAAAGGTATTTATACGCGATTTTTTCTCCGCCTTTCTTTTTAGCAGGGTGAATGCTGATGTAAGGTGATATCATTGCACCGCATTTTTGGCATTTCATTATTCCTTTGAACAGATGTTCGTGCTTTTGTTCCTTATGATTTATGCGCCCTTCAAGAATTTCCTGGCACCGATTAAATGTTTTCCAGTCAATTAAGGTTTTGTATTGGTGGGCATAATAATCTCCTTTGCCGTACATTTCTCCGGCATAAAATCTATTCGTCAGAATATTTCTTATTGTTTGTTTATATAATTTTTTACATTTGGGCATTGTGAAACCGATTTCCCGAGCCTTTTTTGTTATCTGTTCCAGCGTGTAGATGCCGCTTGCGTATTCTTTGAACAAAGCCGTTATAAGAAACCCTCTGTCGGGGTCAACAATAATATCACTGTTGCCTTTGCTGTCTTTTACATTTTTATAGCCGACAGGTGCCTTGTGAGCCCATTTTCCCTCTTTTCTCATCTGATTAAAACTGCGTTTAACATTGTCAGCGATACAATCTGTATAGTTTTCTGCCATCACGACAATCATTCTGTAGCAGGCAAGGTCAGAGCCGTTGGTGTCCTTTTTGATGACTCTGTTTTCTCTTGAAAAATGCAATTCGATTTTTCCTTCTTTACGAAGTTCTTCCAGTATTGGAACTTCTGAAACCCGTCGTTGCAGCCTGTCGATTTTGTCGCAGATAATGGCGATAGACTGTTTTTGGCGTTTTACCCAGTTAATCATATCATGAAATTGTTTCCGGTCTCCGTGTGTTGAGCTTTCTGTTACCTCAAAGGTTTTAATAATTTCTATCCCGATGCGTTCAGCGTATTTTTTAGAATTTTCTATTTGTGCATCTAAAGAATAACCGTCTTCTTGTTCTCTTGATGATACACGTGCCCAAATGACACCTTTTGTTGCTTTAGTTTGAAGTTTCTTTGTTTGTCTTGGCATATTTTTTATCCTTTTAATCTGTCAGTTTTTTATATTAATGGTTTGTCAGGTTGTTAAAGTCAATGAAGGCCGGATTTGTTATCCAGCCTTCATTTGAAAGTTTTGTGAGCCTTATTGCCCGTTATTTTGGCAATGCTTCAGGGAGGTTTGGCATTTTTGCCAAATGTCTTTTTCCGTCAACTGTTCATAACAGTGCTCATAGATTTCACCATTGTGGCTGAATTTTCCAGCATAAAAAGGGTTTTGCAAAATTCGCTTTATAGCTTTAGTGTCCAGAGGTTTGCCGTTAACGGAAGTTAATTCAGCCTCCCGGCTCCAAGCGACAAGTTGCCTGATACTGCTTCCATTTGCAAATTTCGTAAATATTTCTGCGACTAGCGGAGCTTTTTGTTTGTCCGTATAAATCCAAGCCTGCCCATATTCATCCGGTCTGTTTTCGTAGCCGAGAGGAGCATGTCCCGGGTAACGTCCATGTTCACAGCAGAACTTGTTTTTTAGCTTGGTAGTTTCTGAAATTTTCATGGCCGTTTCTTCGGCGTCGGCAAGAAGCAAACGGAATTTTTTAATTTCTGTTGAACTAGAATCCTTTGTTAAAACCAATTTATCCAAGACAAAGTGAAGTTGTATTTTGCCTTGCTTAATCAAAAGGTCTAATTCCTGAACCTCGTTGAAGCGTCTTGACAAGCGGTCAACAGAGGCACAGACGATGGCAGTGCATCCACAAGATGCCGAGATATCATTTAACATTTTATGGAATTTGGGGCGATTTCCCCGTGTCGAACTTTCCTTGATAGAATAAACGTTATATTTCTCAAATCCAAGCTTGCGAATATAATTTCGGCAAGGTGGTTCCTGTTGGTTCATTGAACTGTCAATGTCTTGCTTGGAGCAGGATGTTCTTAGTAATAACACGGCAGCATCTGCCTTGTTTGCGTTAATCATGTTTTACCTCTTTTAAATTGATTATTTTGTTATTGTCGATGATTTTTTGTATTTGGCTGTAATGTTTAGTCAGCCAGTCTTCTTGCGGTTCAATCTTTTTGATGCTTCTCAGTAAGTCGTAGATTGCCGGTGATAAAACCTTGCCAGCGTGAAACCTGAATTCTCGCATTCCCATATCATCGAGTATGCTGACTAATCCGACAATTTGCAGGGCTTTCAAGACTTTGTAGCCTTGGTTGAGAAGTCTTTTGAATAAATCTGCTTTGACTTCTTGGCATAGCCACCGTGCCTTACAGGCCTCCATGAGCGTATTCCAGTAAAAGAGATTAACCTTGCGGCTGATTTCACTCCGAAACATATTTTCAAAAGTTAGCTCAGGGACATTGATTCCAGCCTTGTTTAACGCTTGTCGGATGACGTCTGAATTGCCAAGTTGCACTTCAAAACGCAAGTATTGCTCGCCATCCAAAGATGCCCAATCCAGCAGTTGGGCATTTTCACCGATAGCCCGACGAGGGCTGTAGTTGGCTTTTTTGATATCTGCCAACTTATCGTAAAGAACAATGTTTCGGTGTGTTGACAAGAAGTGTAAAGCGTGACCGTCGTTTTGGTAGACAGCTTTACTACAATCCAAACGTTTGCTGATGTCCGCTTTCGATATTTCTTGCAGCAGCAAAGCCGGATTAATTTGAACCTTGCAGTTCTTGCCGTAGTCGACACGCACCACTTGTGCTTTTTTTATTTTTTCAGGTGGTACAGATACGCCTAATTCAAACAATCGTTTTTGCAAAACGGCAATGATTTCTTCAAAATCTTCATCGCAAACTTCTTCCAAATTATTCGGCGGCTGATTGATTAATTTCATGGCTGAAAATTCAATTTTTAGCTTTTGGCTGTATCCGCCTAATCGTCTATGACAGGTTACAGATAATCGGGGGTAATAGTGGGCTTGCTGTTCGATTTTTGTTGCAAAGTTGAAGCAGGTTACTGACTGAGCCGTTCCCATATTGTGCAAAATATCAAGACTGGGCGAAAATCGCTCAGGCCTCAGTATGTCATCTTGTTCGTATGGAATAAGCAGTACAAAAGTGTCTGCGACATTATTCTTGTTCATCTTTCTCACCTCCATCTTTTGGTGTGTTTATCAATTCTTTCAGCTCGTTATTTTCTTGAACCGTATCTGACAACAGCTTGGCAATTTGAAGTAAAGCATCACCTGCCTCGATGGCTTCTTTTTCAGAAAGCCCTGGGCAAATTTTACGAATTTCTGCGTAATATATTTCTAGGTTTTGCGTCACTTCATCTTTCCTTTTGGCCGTAGGTGCCTACAGCTAACTTTTTGTTATGGCGTAAGAATAACCCGTGCCGTGCACTTTGTCATTTGAAGGAAAGGGAAAAGATTGCTATCATCTTGGAAGAAAAATGCCAACTCGTGGAACATTTTTGAAATGACCGAAAAAAAGGCCTCAAACATGAGGCCTTTGGATGCGAATCGCTTAGTTTTTTGCAGGAATTATATCCCGAATGTGTTCCCGAATCGTTCGTTCGGTGGGATATGAAGAATTAAAGGCATTGAATACCCCTCGAATTTCAATTGTTGCCTGATTTAAGTTATAGCCGGCTTCCCGAAGTTTAATGGCGAAAACACGGTAAGCTTTTTTGATGTCACTTTTGCCGTTTTTTTCCTCGATTTTATCCGATAGAGCCTTCTCAGCTTCTGTCATATCCATATCGTCTGCCATTTTTAGCAGTTCCAGTTCTTCGAAATCGACGACGACAAAGGCAAAGCCTTCTGTTGCGAAAGATGGATGCCCATCAGCAGCATTTGTACAGAGGGGACCTTTTAACACAAGGCTGTGTTGCCAGTCTATTTCATAAGCCGATAAATCGGCTGGTAATATCTCTCGCCCAAGAGAGATATTGTTAACCGGGTAGCGGTGAGAAAAATAATAATTTGACGTTTCAACGTCAATCCATTCGTTGAATGGGTATAAAATTTCTTTGCCGTTTTGGGGCGTGACTTTTAAAAAATTGTCGTCCATTGATGGAACGTCATTTATTTCAATTTGACCGGAAATTCCGTAAAGCTTTAATAATCCTTTTTCAACGTAAGATCGGATGGCAGCTTTTGCTGCGTTTATTTCTTCATCGTCAAAGAACGGCGTACGTTCTTTGTCTAGATGATGCGGTAATGGTAATGTTCCATTTGTATAAAATTCGAGGGATTGAGCAAGGCTTAATATTTGATTTTGTTTTTTCATAATTTTCTCCATGACGATAATGTTAAAATAACCACAGCCATGAGAACCAAAAAAAATCATGAGATTCCTAAGCTGTGATGCTATAGGCTCTTCATGATATTTTAACAAGCAGTAAGAACGAAGATGCTTGACCCGATGGGATTTGTCGCAAAAATAACAAAAAATTTTTTATTGTCAAGGGCACTTTTACAAAAAAGTAGCCCCGAATAAAAAATATCCGAGGCTGCTTTGTTTTGGCGGTTTAACGCCAGATCTCCGGGGCTTACCTTCGCTTACGCTCCGTTTGCTCCAAAGATTTCTAGAATTTATACTTGGCGTTAATCAAGCCGGTATGGTCTTGGTAGTCCTCACGGAATTTGCCTTCGTAACCAAGCGAGAGTTCGACATTGTCGTTGACTTCCGCGGTTACACCGGCACCAAATTCCATACCGAAACGGTCAAGTGCTTCACCGTTAACTTGGTAAGCAGAACCATTAGCCAAGGTTACGACCGAATTAACATCATCGTTAAACAGGTCATAGGTTGCGGCAATTCTGGCTTCCGGCTTGATATTCATACCATTGGACAGTTCAAAGTTCTTGCTGACCTTTGCTCCGATGACACCGGTTAAGATATCGCTGTCATTGCCGGAAACCTTTTGGTCGGCAGAATCTTTATAAGCGTCCTGCTTGATGTGAACGTAACGCAAGCCTGCTTCCGGTGTTAAACCAAAGCCTTTGACTTGCATATCATAACCGGTCATAGCCTGTAAGCCGAAGGTTTCGACATCGTAATCAGCTTTGACACCAACTCCGGCGACACTCTTCTTTTCTTCATAATCTGACCAGCCATAGGTCGCAATACCGTTTACATACCAGTTAGACGGTTTATATTCGCCGTAAACAATCGCCGTATGCGTATCAACATCGGTTGAACGCATGAAACCGTCAATATCGGTGTTTGTGTAGGCATAACCGACACCAACCTTAGTATCATCGGTTACAAACTTCTCGGCACCGAAGGCAATACCGGAACTGTCTGCGTCAAAACCTTTGGCTTTTGAGGTGTCGTCCAACTTGGATTTGTTAAACAATCCTTGAACCCACATTGCACCACGTTTGAAAATATTGTCGCCAGAAGCCATACCTTCGCCACCGGTTGAGATTGAACCCCCAGTTAAACGGGTTGATACGGCACCAAAGACCTGATTGGCTGTTTCGGTCTGGGTTTTCTGAACCATTGGTGCAACTTCAGGAGCAACTGCTGTCAAAGCATCAACATAGGCTTTCTGCTCGGCGGCATTTGTACTGTTAGAAAGCTGTGCCAGTTTTTCTGTAACAGCGGCAGCAACCGGAGAACTGGTTGATGCACTAACGCTGTCCCAAGCTTCGGCTGTTCCGGCATTGTTGGCAGAACCGCCGGCATCAACAACGGCATCTGTGGCAGAGCCGACAGATGTAACTTCAAATGTTCCATCACCATTGTCTTTAAATTCATAACGGGAATTTTTGCTTAAATTGGCAAATTTGCCTTCAACTTCTGCTTCAGCAGTATCAGCACCATTAAATAATTTAAAAGTAGCAGTTTCGCCTTTAGCCAAAGCAGCACTATTTAAGGTCATATTCAAATTTGTGCCGTTTTCGCTGATTTTGATGTAGTTGGCTTTGATTTTGCCATAAGTATCTTTGTCAGTTACCGTAAAGGCCAAAGTTGAATTGTCAGCGAAGAAAACACCTTCACCGTCTGCTTTATCACCGGTTGAATGTAAGGTTTTATCACCGATATCAAGTGTTGAACCATTGCCGACTTGAACTGTTGTGATTGTATCTGTCGGCTCTTTGTCAAATGTTAATGTTCCCTTATTGATGGCTAAGACATCCAAGGCTCCGATATCACCGCTAATGGCTTTGCTTAAAGAGTGGCTGTCTTCAAAAATCAGGCTGACGGCTTCAACATTACCGTCAATTTTGGCTCCAGAATTTTGAAAATGAATTTTGCCGCGATCATCACCGTTAATGTTGGCACTTAAAGCACCGGCCAAATTGATTTTTGAGGTGTTATCATTCATGGTGATTGTTGCTTTATTGCCAAAGGTAATAACATCAAGGTCAGGATTATCTAAATCCGGTTCATCGATTTTGTAATTTTCATAAGCAAATAAGGTGGCTCCTTCCTTGATATTCAAAGCAGCATCACCTTTTACTTTGATAGATGTACCAAAAATAATATTGCCATTGTCATAAATATCATTTGCCGAACTGCCAAGACCAACACCGCCCTTGACATTGATTGTGCCGCCGCTGATATCTGTTGTTCCGCCGGCATAACTTGTTACAGTTCCTTCAACCTTTTTGGTATCTCGTCCAACGGAACCTATTTGTGTCTGTCCGTTTGCGTTAATTGTGCCGCCGGTCATAACAAATGAATTATTTCCTCTGAGTTCGCCCTTATTAAGGTTAACCGTTCCTCCTCTGACAGTCAGCTTATTGGTGCTGATATCACTGTCATTATTTAAATTAATGACGGCATCTCCGCTAATTTCAGTATTGCCACCAAAAGTTTTAATTGTGGAGTCATTTAAAGATAATGTTCCACCGTTAACCGTTAAATTTTTCCCGTCAGGATAATTCAGACTGACTGTGGAACTGTCTTGGGCTGTAACATTACCACCGGAAATGATAATATTATCAGTATAGTGCTCTTCCAAAACCGTATCTGAATTAATAGTTATGTCTGCATAAGCATTGCCGGACACTGAAAGTGCCACTAATGCCGTTGTCATTAATAAAGTTTTTTTCATATGATTAGACTTCCTTCTTCTTTAATTGCAATTAAAAGAAAACCACCTGTATTAAAGGTGGTCGGAGAGTTCATCAATCATATAGTCGTAAATGATTCTTTTAACCTTTAGAGCCATATTCTTTCAGAGATAGTAATATGGTTCCTGAACATACGCTAAAAGCTCCCCGACCATATTGCTATGTATCGGGGATATATTTACTGTCGGCTATGATGAGTAGCTGACAATATGACGATGTTATATCCAACACCGACGACTATAAGAGCCGATGAAAGCCCCGTACCACTAAAGGTACTAAGCTCAGAAAATTCCGAGCCTGAATTTATATTATAAAGCCTTTTGAAGACAATCAAGCTAAAAGTCAAAAACCCTCTGGAATTTTTATAAATAAGCCGGTATAGTTGCTTTATAAAGGGCTTAAACATATGATAAAAGTATTAATAACTCTGCTGTTTCTAACCGGTTGTTCGACAATCACGGTTCCGGCTGATTTTGTGTATAAAAAAGTTGAAACAAGAAATTTCACGATTGCAACGTGGCAAAAGGTTACCAATCCGGCCGCACCTTACAAAATATATATTGAAGGTGACGGTTATGCGTTTAATGCTCATGGCAGAGCAACACACGACCCGACACCTCACGGAACTTTGGTAAGAGAACTTGCTTTTGGTGATAACAGTCCGAATGTTATTTACCTTGCCCGTCCGTGCCAATATGCCAAAAGTCCGATTTGCTCCCAAAGGCATTGGACGGCCGCCCGATTTGCACCGGAAACTATCAATGCCGAATATGAAGCAATTAAAAATATTGTCGGCAATAATCCTGTTATTTTAGTCGGCTTTTCTGGTGGTGCTCAAGTTGCGGGCTTAGTTGCAACAGCCAAACCGGGTCTGAATGTCAAAAAAATTATAACCATTGCCGGAAATCTCGACCATCTGGCGTGGACACAATATCACAATCTGCCGCCGCTTAATGAATCAATGAATTTGGAAAGTTACCGCAAACAATTCGCTAAAATTCCGCAGCTTCATTATGTCGGCAGCAATGACGAGGTTATGCCGCCGTTATTGGTTCGGGAATTTATAAAAAACGATGATTTAATTATTGAAGTCAACGGGGCAAGTCATAATGAAGGCTGGGGAAAAATTTATAATAAAGTCTGGAGCGAACAATGAAAAAGACCGTATGCTTATTAATATTCCTACTTTTATCCGCACCTGTTTTGGCTTCTGACAGTCCAACCGTAATTATGAATGTCAAAACCTATATTTATCACAACCCAACCTGCAAATGGGCAAAACGCTGTACCAAGAATTGTATAAAAACCACCAAAGACAAGGCAAAATCACAAGGTGCCAGACCTTGCAAAGTATGTGGCGGCTAAAACCCATTATATAATTTAAGTTTTATAATGAGTCCTTATTTTTCAAGCGTTACAAGACTTTGAGCCTGGACTTTTATTTTATACTCATTATAATTTATGATGTCGATTCAATAACATAATAAGTTTAAGGCGAAAAATGGCACTCAATAAGCAGGCAAAAATCCTGACAACCAAGCAGCAAGAGCTGGCGTTGGGTTACTTGGAACGAACAAGATATCCGCTCCGCAATAAAATTATCTTTATGTTGAGTTATAAGGCAGGGTTACGAGCCAAAGAAATTGCGAATTTGACTTGGCTGATGGTTTGCGACTCGGAAGGGCAACTAAGTCACGAAATCAATCTTATTAATAAGGCATCCAAAGGCAAACAATCCGGTCGGACAATTCCCATGCACAAAGATTTAGCGGTTTTACTGGCGGAATTGTTGACCGAACAGAAGAAGAACGAGCATTTTGCATTGACGAATCGAATCATCACGACAGAACGTGACAGTAAAACTAGTCCGCAGGCCATTGTCAACTTCTTCTATAATTTATATAAAGACATCGGCTTCGAGGGCTGTTCCTCGCATAGCGGCCGTAGAACCTTTATCACCACCGCTGCAAAAAATATCAGTCTTGTCGGCGGAACCTTAAACGATATCCGCATGCTGGCCGGACATTCCACCCTTTCCACCACCCAACGTTATATCGAATACAACACCAATGCACAGAGGAAAATCGTTGAGATGGTTTAG